ATGAAAGACGCGCAAATCCAAAACACGCAAAACCCAGCTGGAGGTGAAGAATGAACGACCAAATTCTTGAACACTTGGCCAAAAAGCTGGAAGAGCTGAAACAAACTTACATCGGTCCCCTTGGCGACGGGACTGCAAAGGATTTTGGTGAGTACCAAAATATGAGCGGGGTAATCCGGGGTCTTGCCCTTGCTCAACGTGAGATAGCCGACCTCGTGCGAAGATTGAAGGAAGCTGAAGATGACTGAGTTTGACTTAAGTGCTATTGACCTATCCAGTATCTTGAATAAAGACGCTGAGCAAAAGGCAAAGCAACTACCTGAACCTGCGCGATTCCACCTGCTGTGCGTCGTTCCCGAAGCAATGGAAGAGTTTGCAGACAGTGAAATTGGGATTGTTAAATCGTCCCAATCCATGCACTATGAAGAAGTACTGACCCCAGTGCTGTTCGTGGTGAAGATGGGTCCCGATGCTTATAAAGATGCAACCCGTTTTCCCAATGGGCCATCTTGTAAGGTAGGTGACTTTGTAATTGTTCGTCCCAACTCTGGTACACGCCTGAAAATTCATGGCCGTGAATTCCGTATCATCAATGATGACTCGGTTGAAGCGGTGGTTGAAGACCCACGCGGTATCACCCGTGCTTCTTAAGGAGGATATATGGAGCCATTCAAATTCCCCGACGAAGTCGAAGATACCAAAGCCAAAGCTGTTGAGGCAGAGCCCGAGTTTGAAATTGAGACGGTGGATGACACCCCGCCTAAAGATCAAGGGCGTAAGCCAATGGATGAGCCCCCCAAGGAGCTGACTGATGACGAACTTAATAAGTACGATGACAGCGTGCGTAAGCGTATTCAGCACTTTACTAAGGGCTACCATGAAGAACGCCGCGCTAAGGAAGCCGCCCAACGCGCCCAAGAAGAAGCTATTCGGATAGCGCAAGCTATTGCTGAAGAGAACAAGCGCTTAAAAGGTTCTTTGTCTGAAGGCCAAGTTGCTTTACTGGACCAAGCTAAACGCGTTGTCCAAAGTGAATTGGAAGAAGCAAAGCGCAATTACAAAGCTGCCTACGAAGCAGGGGATTCTGAAGCATTAATTGCCGCGCAAGAAGCAATGACGGCAGTCAAAATCAAAGCGGACAAGGTACATAGTTACACGCCGCCCCCTATTCAGCAGACTGATTATCAGTTCCAACCCCAACAACCTGCACAAAGATCAGACCCAAAAGCTGAAAATTGGCAGGAACAAAACCCTTGGTTTGGACAAAATCGCAAAATGACTGCATATGCTATGGCACTGCACGAAGATTTGGTTAATAATGAACGTATATCTCCCACCAGTGATGACTACTACCGTCGCATTGACACGGAGATGAGGGAAAGATTCCCTGACCAGTTTGGTCAGGACTCGTCGGCTGATGCGCCCACTCAGCGGTCGAGGGTTAATGTAGTTGCACCTGCCACTAGAAGTACTGCTACCAAGAAAATCGTACTTACTAAGACGCAGGTGGAAATCGCCAAAAAGCTTGGGGTTCCTTTGGAAACCTATGCTAAGAAGGTTGCGGAATTAAACGGAAGGAATATTTAATATGGCTGAAACTCAAAACCGCGCTAGTCGTACAGCGGACTCTCGTACAACTGAATCGCGTATTACCCATTGGCGTCCGCCAGAAGTGTTGCCAATGCCTGACGAACGTCCGGGCTGGAAACATCGGTATATTCGCACCAGTGTTTTGGGAGGTTCAGACCCAAGCAATATTTCATCCAAGTTTCGTGAAGGGTATGAACCCTGCAAAGCAGAAGATTATCCTGAACTTATGATGCACGCCTCAACCGAAGGTCGCTTTAAAGGCAACATTGAAGTTGGTGGCTTGTTGTTGTGCCGTATTCCTGAAGAGTTCATCAAGCAGCGTGATGACTACTACGCTCAACAAAACCGAGCTCAAATGGAATCTGTGGACAATAACTTCATGAAAAATAGTGACCCGCGCATGCCGTTGTTTGCAGAACGCAAGTCAACGATATCGTTCGGTAAAGGTTCTTAATTTTTAGGAGTTTACAAATGGCTTATCCTATCGTTCCCGCAGCTTACGGCTTGAAACCCGTAAGCCTGTCTGGGGGTCGGGTATTTTCGGGTTCTACCCGTTTGATCCCTATCTCCTACAACTATGGCTATAACCTCTTCAATGGCGACGTCGTCGGCATTAGCGGTGGTACTTTGGCCGTTACCGCACTTGGTGCAGCTTCGTCGGTTTCTTCCGGCGCTGGCGCTATCGGCGTGTTTGTTGGCGCTCAATACGTCAACAGCATGAGCCAAACCGTTCGTGCACAATTCTATGCAGCTAACACTGCTACTAACGGCGGCGCTTATGGCCCTAACAGCCAACAAGGTTACGTTGTGGACGATCCGTTCGCAGTGTTCCAAGCAGCTGTTTTGACCCAAGGCACTTCTTCTGTGTCTAACACTCCCGGTGCTACTGTTGGCTATGTGAACCCCTCGTTCATCGGCTCCAACATGTACTTGGTTACCCAAGGTTCTAACGGCGGTTCCGCTTCTGGCAACACCAACACTGGTGACTCTGCTATGGGCTTGACCGGTGGCGTTATCACCTCTGGTACTCAAGGTAACACCCGTGTTACTTCGAGCGCTCCCTTCCGTGTTGTGTCCGTGGTTCCTGACACTGCTGTTGTTGTTACCGCTATCAGCGGCAATGCTACTTCTAGCAGTGCTACTTTGACCATCACTGCTGCCAACAGCGCCATCCAACCCGGTATGCAACTGATCGCTCCTAGCGTTTCTGGCGCGTATGCAGGCCAATTCTTGACCGTGACCAACGTCAACGGTACAACTTTGACCTTGTCTACCACCGTGTCAGTTCCTGCTGGTACATCTTTGTCTTTTGTTGGCTACCCAGAAGTGCAAGTACAGTGGAACTTCGGTTACCACAACTACTTGAACGCTACCGGTGCTTAAGGAGTAATTTAAAATGGCTATTTCACGCGCACAACTACTTAAAGAACTGCTCCCCGGCTTGAACGCTTTGTTCGGTTTGGAGTACGCCCGTTACGGTGAAGAACATAAAGAAATTTATGAAACCGAAACTTCTGAACGTTCGTTTGAAGAAGAAACCAAACTGTCTGGCTTCTCCGCCGCTCCGGTGAAGAATGAAGGCAGCGCAATTTCTTATGACAACGCGCAAGAAGCTTGGACCACCCGTTACAACCACGAAACCATCGCCTTGGGTTTCTCAATCACTGAAGAAGCGATTGAAGATAACTTGTACGACAGCTTGTCTGCTCGTTACACCAAAGGCTTGGCTCGTGCTATGGCTTACACCAAGCAAGTTAAGGCAGCTTCTGTTTTGAACAACGGCTATAACGCTCAGTATGTCGGCGGCGACGGCGTGGCTTTGTTCTCTACCGCTCACCCCTTGGTTAACGGTGGCACTAACAGCAACACTTTCTCTACTCCTTCTGACTTGAATGAAACTGCTTTGGAAGCCGCCATCATTCAAATCGCTGCTTGGACGGATGAACGTGGTCTGTTGATCGCTGCTAAACCCAAGAAATTGGTCGTGCCTCCTGCTCTGATGTTTGTTGCTACCCGTTTGTTGGAAACTGAACTCCGCGTCGGTACTAACAACAACGATATCAACGCCATCAAGAACAACGGCGCTGTGTCTGAAGGCTATACCGTTAACCACTTCTTGACCTCGACCAACACTTGGTTCTTGACCACTGATGTGCCTAACGGTCTGAAGCACTTTGAACGTATGCCCCTGCAGAATTCAATGGACGGTGACTTTGACACTGGGAACGTCCGTTACAAGAGCCGTGAACGTTACAGCTTCGGCTGGAGCGATCCGCTGGGCGTGTTCTCCTCATACTAAGCCCTCAAAGCTTAGTTCTAAAAGGGGCCTTGTGCCCCTTTTTCTTTTGTGGTACATTTCCGGTGTCAAAGTCATAGGAGCACTAAATGGATACTACAAACCTACCCAAGACCCGAGAAGAAGCAAAGCGAACTGGGGCTAAGTACTATTTCACTGGACAGCCGTGCAAGCATGGGCACATAGCTGCACGCAAAACTAAAGGAGCCTGCGTTGAGTGCCTAAAAGTCGAATGGGAAAAAGCCAATGTCGCCCGTGCGGAGTACTTCAAAGAGTACAACAAGTCTGAAGCAGGCCAGAAAGCTAAGCAAAAATATTACGCAGCCAATAGTGAGCTAGTTAAGCTAAAAGCATTGGCTAGATCAAACGAACAGCGGCAGCAATACCGTAACGCTTGGAAGGAAAAACATCCCGAAGAGGTAAAAGCCAGCAATAAGCACCGGAGGGATAAGCATAAACAAGCAACTCCTAGTTGGCTAACAGATGAACAAAAACGTCAAATTAAGCAGCTTTATATAGATGCGATGACCGTTAGTCGGGTTACTGGGGTTCCGTATGTGGTTGACCATATAGTACCCCTACGAGGGGAAGATGTTTGTGGGCTCCATGTACCTTGGAATCTACAAATAATGACCCGTGCAGAAAACTTAAAAAAGTCCAACAAACTCCTTGACACCTCTGCCAAATAAGGTATATTGAGGTATCTGGGAATTCGACCTTGTTGCCACTGGCCCAGCAGACGATGCAACGATTAACAAGGTAACTTTTGCATAAGGACATTTGTCATGGCACGTAGTACATTTGAAGGCCCAATCCTTTCGGGCGACAACCGTTTTGGCGCTTTGCGCGACGTCGGTTACACAGTCTTGGAACAAGACTGCTACATTGATCTTTCCAACAGCACTGCTGGCACTGCTGGTTACTCTGGTGGCTCTGGTCAATTTGCTTGGGGCAACAACATCCCCAACCTGCCCGGTACAGTTTATACCCCCTCTAGCGTTTACAGCGCTAACGGCCCTACCGTGCAAACCATTCCCGCCGATACCACCACTCAGGTGTATCGCGGCATTGTGATGTATATTCCCAATGGCAGCGAAATCATTGACGTGACTGTGGACTACATCTCCGCCATCACTGGTGAGTCTGGTGCTACGTTGAGCAACGTGAGTGTGTTTGTTTCCAACAACTACACTGCCGCTGCCGGTACTCCCGCTTATGCTACTGCCGCTCTGGGCACTACGACTGTTGGCACTGCTGGCCGTCAAAGCATCACCTATACCGGCACGAATTTGGCTAACTTGTTGGCTACCACTGCTGATATTCAGAACCCCACCTTGGGCGCTAACCCTTCGTTCTTGTCGCAAGTTGTGTTTACTCTGAGCATTACAGGCACTAGCGTTGCGGCTCCCACTGGCGGCAAACTGAACTTCATCTTGCGTTACTCACAGCCCGACAACAACATCGGTACGCTGACTCAGTACCCCTACGGTAACCTTGACTAATTGATCCGGGGGCTTCGGCCCCCTCTTTGTAACTAAGGAGATCAATATGGCTCAAAGTCCGAACGGTATTCCAAGCACCAACAATTCAATCCAGTCGATCACTCGTCAGGCAAAAACTGAACCGTTTGAGTTGCAGGTTGCACGCGGTCAAATTTACGGCCACAGTGTCTTGAACATTTATGGCTACCAAACAGCGGTAGGCACATCGTTTGTGCCAGTGTGGGAAGGTAATAGCTCCTACACGTTCCCGTCGTCTGCAATCCAAATGCACATTGTTAGCTCTGTTAACACTGGCGATGATAAAACAGGCACGCTTGTTACCATCAATGGGTTGGACGCCAACTACAACCAACTTTCTGAAACTGTAAAGTTGAACGGTACGACTGCTGTGACTACAGTGAAATCGTACTTCCGAATCAACAGTATGGTAGTAGCCAGCGGTGCACCCACTGGTAACATCACGCTGAAAGATACATCGGATACAACGCTGTACGCAGAAATTTTGGCGGGCAATGGCCGCACTTTGATGGGCATCTATACGGTCCCCGCAGGTTATACGTTCTATCTAAGCCGTATTGATATCAATACCAGCTTGAACGCCAACCCTGCTGGTTTTGCCACATACCAGAACTACCAAACAAGCAGCGCTGGTGTATCCACTGTTACTGTTGTTGCGCCGTTTACAAACAACTACCATACGCAACGGGTTATGCCCCGTGCCGTGGCGGAAAAAACGGACATCCAATTGCAAGCAAAAGTTAGCACCGGCACTGCGGCCTTAACGGTTTCGCAAGAGGGCTACTTAATCGCAAACGGTACTTAATCATGGCTAAAACAGCAGCATGGACTCGCAAAGAAGGCAAGAACCCCAACGGCGGCTTGAACGCCAAGGGGCGAGCCAGCGCCAAAAAGCAAGGGATGAATCTGAAGCCGCCGCAACCCGAGGGCGGAAAAAGGCGCGACAGCTTCTGTGCCCGAATGGAAGGCATGAAGAAGAAGCTGACTAGCACCAAGACGGCTAAAGACCCAGACTCACGTATTAACAAGAGCCTGCGGGCGTGGAAGTGCTGAGATGGACGGGAATATGATTTGGTCGGGCGGGCTATCCCTGATTCTGGGGATGGTTGCCTTTTTCTTGAAAGAGAAGTCTAATGATCTGAAACGGATTGAGATTCTGCTCAACCGTACACGCGAGGAAATCGCAAAAGGATACGTGACCAATGACGAGCTTAACAAAATTACTGAACACATTGACTCTCGCTTTAACAAGTTGGAAAACAAAATTGACCAGCTACTTCAGCAAGGGGCAAAGTGATGCCAAGCAAGAGCAAAGCTCAACGTAATCTGATGGCGGCGGTTGCTCATTCAGCAGCCTTCGCCAAAAAGGTGGGTATCCCACAGTCTGTGGGAAAAGACTTTAACGAGGCCGATAAAGGCCGTAAATTCTCAAGAGGTGGTGATATGGCAAAAGGAAGTACAACTGGTAAGACCAGCGTTTCTGAAAAGAAAGGCTTGACAACCGAAAAAATGGCTAAGGTCAAGACTGGCGCTCCCAGCATTGACGGTATTGCAGAACGCGGTAAAACCCGCGCAATGATGCCTAAAATGGCTGGTAGCACAACTGGTATGAAAAAGGGCGGCAAAGTCCGCAAATAAGGAGTCGATATGAAACACGATCACCCCCCTCTGATGAAGGAAGAAACCCCTTCGCACATGCACCATGTTGACCACATGGAAAAGCACTATGGCGGCGACGGCCATAAGCAACACCACGAGCACTTTAAAGCACACGCTGCTGGCCACAAGCTCCATCACGAACATGTTAAGGCAATGTGCGGTGGTGGCATGACCCGCAAATAAGGAGTTTTATCATGATGGCAAGCCGTGGTATGGGGGATATCGCCCCCTCAAAAATGCCGAAGGGTAAAACCAAGGCTCGCCGTGATGATACGGACTTCACACAGTACGCTAAAGGCGGCGAAGTGTGGGATAAAGCCAGACCTAAGGGTCTTGGCAAGCCAAAAGCGCTTTCTGCCGGTAAAAAAGCCAAAGCAAAAGCTATGGCCAAGGCTGGCGGACGCCCATACCCTAATTTGGTCGATAATATGCGCGCTGCAAGGGGCAAATAATGGCCGAAAAGAAAAACTGGATTGCTGGAGCCATCAAAAAACCCGGTTCTTTGCGTAAAGAACTTGGCGCTAAAGAAGGTAAGCCTATCCCGGCTAAAAAACTGGCTGCTGCAGCTAAAAAACCCGGCAAGATCGGCCAACGTGCTCGTCTGGCGGAAACACTTAAGGGGCTGCGAAAATGATGATAAATGACGATGGTAGCTCTTCCTTTGGTGGCTTCAGCGGTGGCGGTGGCTACGGTAGTGGCTATGGCGGGGGTATGAACGGCGGTTTTGGTGGTAGCAATAACTCCTCTTTTAGGGGAAATCAAGGCTATACCAACATGGCTACCCCATGGAACCAACCCCAAAATAACTACCAAGGAGCCTATGGAATGGGCGGTGGTTGGGGCGGTCAAGGCGGTTTTAGTGGCCCCCAACAAGGTTTTGGTGGCTACGGCGGTGGCATGCAGGGTCCATATGGTATGGGCGGTGGCTTTGGTGGCATGCAAGGTGGCATGCAAGGTGGCTATGGCGGTGGCTATGGCGGTATGCAAGGTGGCTATGGCGGCATGCAAGGCCCATATGGTATGGGTGGCGGCTTTGGCGGTGGTTATGGTGGCCCTCCTCCTTGGATGCAACAAGGTGGCTACGGTGGTGGTTATGGCGGTGGTTTTGGCGGAGGCTACGGTGGTGGCTTCGGCGGTCGTGGTATGGGCGGCTACGGCGGTCCTCCTCCTTGGATGCAACAGCAACAAGGATACGGCGGCGGCTTGCAAGGGTTAGCGAGCGCATTTGGACAACAAAACTACAATAACCAAAACAGTTTTAATGGCGGGCAAGACCTTAGCCAGTTAACAGGGCAGTCGACTTTATATCGTGACACACCGCAACAACCCGACAATAATAACGGCGGGCAAAACCCACTCAGTTTGTACCCACAACAACCGCAGCCACAAATGCAAAATCACTCTATGACAATGCAGTTTCAACCGCCACAAACCGATAGCGCATTTGCAGCCCAACAACTCCAACGGTTCCTAGAAGCGCAACAGCAGCAACAAGTATCACAAGTGCAATCAACCCTTATGCCGCAAATGCAAAGTCAATCTATGGTGCTAAATGGGCAAGCTCCTTATCCGGGTAGCGGCGGTTACGGATCAACTATTTAATCTATGGCAAACATAACCACCTCAGGCGCTGGACTTTATAACCCTCAACTGACTGAAATCGTTGAGGAAGCGTTTGAACGCGCGGGTACTGAACTGCGTAGTGGTTATGACCTGCGTACGGCACGCCGTTCGCTCAATATCATGTTTGCTGAATGGGCAAACCGTGGTATCAATATGTGGACGATGGATCAGCAGACCATTACGCTGGCTCAAGGGCAGTCTACCTATGCTATCCCTTCAGATACAGTGGATTTGTTGGAACAAGTCATTCGTACGCAGGCTAATAGCACAAGCAACCAGTCTGATTTAAACATCACGCGCATCAGCGTTTCAACGTACCAGACAATTCCTAACAAGCTGCAGCAAGCACGGCCAATTCAAATTTTGGTTAACCGTCAAGACGCCCAGCAAAGCCCAACAACTATCACGGTCGCAAGCGCAGTCGCGGCGACGGATACGACAATTACCCTGACTTCCACGGTTGGCCTGCCTGCCTACGGCTTTATTTCGATCGACCAAGAAATTATTTTCTACCAGTACATCTCTGGCAATACGATCAACACCTGCGCTCGTGGGCAAAACAATACAACTGCAGCATCGCATGCTGTAGCAGCTCCGGTCCTAATTCAATACCTGCCGTCGGTCACTGTGTGGCCGGTTCCAGATGGCTCGCAAACCTATACGCTCGCGTACGTGCGCCTGCGCCGTACCCAAGATGCTGGCGGTGGTGTGAATGTAATGGATATCCCATTCCGGTTTTTACCTTGCATGATTGCAGGGCTGGCCTACTATTTGGCTATGAAACTGCCCCCAACGCCCGATATGCAAAACAGACTGATACTGCTTAAACAGCAGTACGATGAAGCATGGCAAATGGCTGCAGAAGAAGACCGCGAAAAAGCTGCAATTCGGTTTGTTCCTCGTGAAATGTTTATTGGGAATAGCTACTAATGGGTAATAGATTTGCCTCCGGTAAGAACTCGATTGCCGAGTGTGATCGGTGCGGGCAGCAGTACAAGCTGAAACAGCTAAAAATGGAGGTCATTAAGACCAAGCTGTATCAGTTAAAAGTTTGCCCAGAGTGCTGGGACCCGGACCACCCACAGTTGCTATTGGGGATGTTCCCCGTTGACGACCCGCAGGCTGTACGCCAGCCACGGCGCGATACGACGTACGTAACCTCGGGTATAAATGCTGATGGGTTCCTTTCGGGGGGCTCGCGGGATATTCAGTGGGGCTGGAATCCAATTGGGGGTTCTCAGTTATTTGATGCGAAACTGACGCCAAATTACTTGGCAACAGTGACAAGTGTTGGTACAGTTACGATTACGACTACTTAGGAGTAGAAAATGGCTAAGAAAGAAATGGGTGAGTCCAAAGCTGAATCACGTAAAGAGATGGCTGAAGACAAAAAACAAGACGTTGCTTTGATTAAAAAAGCGTTCAAAGAACATGACAAGCAAGAGCACAAAGGCGGCAAGGGTACTAAACTCAAGCTTGCTAAAGGTGGTCCTACTGGCAAATCTATGCGTGCTGTCGGTCGTAATTTGGCGCGTGCTCACAACCAAAAAGGCGGGAGCAAATAATGGCTAAGTACTCTATGAAAAAGGGCGGCAAAGAAGTGGGCCCTGCGTCCACTTACGCTGAACCCCACACAATGCAGGGTGGTAAACCCAGCTTGGACTCTACCGGCTACGGCGCTAGCGACCGTCAAAAAGTGCAAGAATTGCACATGAGCGTGGGTAACATCACTAACCGTGACTATGAACCTACCGAAACCACCGGCATCAAAATCCGTGGTACTGGCGCAGCTACTAAAGGTCTGTACGCCCGAGGCCCGATGGCATAACCAATCCAAGGTGACGTAAATTAACTACTATCAATTGGTCACTGCCGTTCAAGACTATACCGAGAACACGTTTTCTACGGTAGACATCAACACGTTCATTGAGCAAGCTGAGCAGCGGATTTACAATGAAATTCAGTTTCCTTCGCTGCGTAAAAATGTCACCGGTACAGTAAGTTCGTCCAACCCCTATCTGTCCGCCCCGGCGGACTATTTGTCTACCTATTCATTGGCGGCGTACTCTACGTTCAGCACAACAGCTACGGGAACATCGGGCACGAATGTCATTAGTGTCTCAAGCGCCAGTGGAATCGCCATCGGGCAAAACGTCACGGGTACAGGTATTGGTTCAGGTGCAATCGTCTACGGCATCAACGGTACAAGCATAACGCTAAGTGTGGTCAACACTGGTACAGTATCTGGTACAACTACCTTTCAAGGCCCGTATCAGTACCTGCTGAACAAGGACGTTAACTTTATCCGTGAAGCGTTCCCCTACCCAGCTGTGTCTGGGTTCCCCACGCACTACGCTATTTTCGGCCCCCAATCTGCATCACCTAATGAACTCTCGTTCATGATGGGCCCAACGCCTGACCAAAACTACGGTGTTGAGCTGCACTACTTCTTCTACCCACCGTCGATCATTCCCGGTATTATTTTGAGTCTGAACGGCACATTTACTGCCGGTTCAGGGTATACCAATGGAACATATTACAACCAAGCATTGACTGGCGGTACGGGTTCCGGCGCTACTGCAAACATTGTGGTAGCAGGCAACGTAGTTACTTCTGTTAGTTTAGAAACTGGGGGTACAGGCTATGCCGTGGGAGATTCTTTATCTATTAGCCTTGGCAGTGGCGGTGGGTTTGCCATTACTGTTCCCAACGCATCCAGCCTGAACCAAACCACCGGCCAGACTTGGCTGGGGGACAACTACGATGCTGCGCTTTTGTATGGCACTTTAGTTGAAGCCATCACCTTCATGAAGGGTGAGCAGGACTTGGTAGGTCTGTACAACGGCAAATACACAGAAGCACTTGCACAAGCCAAACGTCTGGGCGATGGTCTTGAGAGGCAAGATCAGTACCGGTCTGGTCAATACCGTCAAGCGGTCAAATAATCTATGTCAATCCTTCAAGGTCAGACGACGAGTTTCAAGGTTGGGCTGTACAACGGTCAGTTCAATCTTGCGTCCGATACCATCAAAATGGCGCTCTACAACGGCAACGCCAACCTAAACCAAACCACCACTGCATACACCTCGGTAAACGAAGTATCAGGCACAGGCTACACCGCTGGCGGCAAGATCATGACGGGCGTGACGATTAGCTATGACGCAACGAACAGCGTGGCGTACGTTAACTTTGCCAATGTAGTTTGGAATCCTGCAGCCTTTACTGCACGGTGCGCTTTGATTTATGATGCTACGGCCTCTAATGCTTCGATTGCTGTGATTGATTTTGGCTCAGACAAGACCTGCACCAATACGTTTACGGTAACCATGCCCGCTAATACTTACTCAACCGCGCTGATTCGGAGCGCATAAGGAACTTTATGAGCAACATCGAAAAACTGAATGTCCAAGACGCCCCCAGCGCTTCGGTTACTGTTGGCAAAAATGCCAGCGAAGATATGGTCATTACAGGTCGTTTTACCGCTACCTGCTACGACTCTGAAGGTAACCTGAAATGGGAAGAGCACTTCCCCAACTTGGTCGTGAACGTCGGTAAGATTGACTTGTTGAACAAGTATTTTGCTGGTTCTGCTTATACTGCTGCTTGGTACTTGGGGCTTGTCAATGGTGGAACTTCTCCTACTTACAACGCTTCGGACACTATGTCTTCGCACAGTGGCTGGACTGAAGTCACTGGCTATTCAAACGCTACACGCCCTGCGGCTTCTTTTGGGTCTGCCACTGCTTCCGGTGGCGGTGCTGGTTCTGCTGGTACTGGAACTATTTCCACTTCTGCTACAGCGTTTAACATCAATGCTACTAATACGGTGGCGGGCGCGTTCTTGACTACCAGCAACACCATTGGCGGCACGACCGGTACGCTGTTCAGCGCTGGTAGCTTTACCTCTGGTAACCGCTCTGTTTTGTCTGGTGACGTTTTGAACGTGACTTGGACTGCCAACTGCTAAGGAGCTAACATGGCTGCAAATTTTAAAGTTGGCGAAACTGTTAAGCTGGTAGCGACTGTTCCTACCGGCCCAGTGGAAGCCTTGACGATTGATTCGTCGGGCAACATTTTTTATCTTGTTCAATGGACTGATGCAGAAGGTCATGAGCAACAAACTTGGTTCCCAGAGGCAGACTTAGTAGCTGCTTAACCCATGTCAACAACGGGCGGCTGGGGATCAGGATGGTGGGGTCAGGCCGGTTGGAGTAGATCGGTCTTTGATAACTCGACCGCTGAAACAGCTACCGTTACTGACTCCGAATCCTCGGCACAGGCTTTCTCAAGTGCGGTAAGTGAAACGGCTACGGTAACTAGCTCCCAGTCAAGCCAAATTGTCTACGCTAGTTCGGTCAGTGAAACAGCCACTGTTACCGACTCTGTAAACGCTTCCAACGTAATGAGTGTTGCGGTCAGCGAGACTGCCACTGTTACTGATACCGTTTCCGATACCTTGACCATGAACATGGCCGTCACTGAGGTGGCGACTATTACGGATACTGTGAGCGACACGCTGACCATGAATATGTCGGTGTCTGAGACTGCTACGGTGACGGATTCCCAGTCTGGGGTGGTGGTTTATTCCAGTAGTGTTTCTGAGACGGCGACGGTTACTGACGTTAACTCCGACACCCTGACGATGAACATGGCGGTCAATGAGACCACTGTAGTCACAGATTCTGTCGATGTGTCCAACGTCATGAGCGTTTCGGTGTCTGAGGTTGCGATCGCAACGGATACTGTGGCTGTGCAGGTTAACTTTAATGTGGCGGTTAGCGAGACGGCTACGGTTACTGAGTCGTCGTTTGGCGGTCAGATTTACAACAATACGCTGACTGAGACTGCAACAATTACGGATGCCGTCAATGGGGTCAATAGCCTACCTGCCTCTGTGGTGGAGACGGCGACTGTAACGGATAGCGTTACACCCTCGAATGTGATTCAGGCTGCGGTGACCGAGACGGCAACGGTAACGGACGTTTGGGCTTCTTACCTTGTTATGATGGCGAACGTGATTGAGACG